AATTTTGTTAGAACGGGTAATAACATCAATCATCCGGACGCATTAGACCTTGGGTATGGATTAACAAATGAATGTGCAAACAGAGCAATAAGAATTTTAAATAATTAATATGTTGAAAATATTTAAAAAATTCTCAAATGTGAAATGTAATCATTCATTTAAAATGGATGAAGTTTGGGATACGAGTAAAGACCCCAAATGTATCAAATGTGGCAAATTATTAAGTGAATTAACACCAAAAGTTGAAAAGAAAAAATGAAGACACACACAAAAGGAAATGTAATAGTTGAGGAGATTAAAGTTGGTGATACTCATTACGAATATGAATATGGGATGGGAATTAAATGTGTGGTATTCACATTACCAACATTAAATGAGAATGGACAATACGAATGGAAGAGTATAAACGCTAATAACGGTAAGGTAATTGATTATCTTGTTGACCCAAAGTATTCTCATTACTCGGCAAATCTATATGATTATGAAGCATACAAAGTTAATACCTACATATAAAATGCTCGTTATTATGAGCACGAAAACGAAATAGTATTTTAAATAACAAGCAAAATGGAAAACAAAGAATATATTTTATGTGCTGCGGTATGGTATAAAGACCTTCCGTTAGTAAAACCGGAAATATTGGAACCAAGAGGTTTTAGACCTTATAATGTGGATAGAGGTGTTGTTGTGTCAGGATGGAGACATATGAATTGTATTTATCAAATGTGTGCAATCACAGGATTACGAGACATTCCGGCACAGGTTGGAGAATCAATCCAAGGGTTTCTAACAAACAAAAATAGATTTGTGGATAGAGAGGAAGGATGGATAATTGCGGAATCTGCAGGTCAAATAAACGACAGACCAAGAGGTAAAAGTAAAACATTATATTCAGAAGATTTATATTAATATGAAAACACCGGAAAGAATACAAGAAGGGTGGGTTAAATTCTCACGATTTAATTGTACCGAAGGATGTATTGATATTTGGTATGGAGATTGTGCTCATAATCCAAATAGTAAAGAACAACCTCAATGGAACTTAAACGCTTTTTCAACCTTTATTAGATTAAATGGAGAGGGAAATTGGTATCCAAATGAATACAGAACAGGAATTAAATCGTTTGTCGGTGAAATGGCGGAAGTATTCACATCACAGGAAATTTGGGTTGAAATAAGTAAATATAACGATGAAGAATAAAGTAAAAATAACAGACATATCACAACTAGTGGAAGGTCAATTAGATATAGATGTTGTTCGTCAATTCTATATGGAGGTTTTATATTGTGTTGTAGAGGATTATAGAAGTATAAGTGACATTAACGATATTGTTAACAATTTATCACCCCTTCCGGAAAAAAAGTTAGAACATTTCAAAACACATTTGGAAGGTTTTGTTGATGATTTAATTTGTGAAGGTGTAATCACAAAAGTTCAAAAATAATGAAAGGAATTATAAAAGTTAGAAGTTTTGATTCATTAAAAAAATTGAATTATAAACGAGCAAAGGGAAAGAAAAAGAATATAATCGAGTTAAATAAACAAACTTTCCACTCAATTATTACATTAGAAAAATTAAAACTTTTAACTCCGGAATTACTATGGGATTTAATTGAGAGACGAAAATATTTGTATATTGAACAAGAAAAATTAAATTATGTTATAGAGCGTAGAGAAAAATCACTACCTTTGTCTGAAGATGATTTGAAAGGATATATTAATCGTCTTGGGAATATTAAAATCGCGGTATTAAGGATTCCTTACGAAATAAGAATAATTCCTAAATACAGAACATATATAACAAAAAGAGAACAAGATGAAAGTAATATTATTTTTGGATAATGACGGAGTTATCTGTTTATCGAATAATTGGGGAAGTCGTGTTAAAAAACGAAAGAAAGATAAAATATCTATGATATTAAATGACCCGGATGTTGACGCAAAATATCGTTTTGATTACTTTGACAAAAAGGCAATCAAGGTATTGAATCAGGTATTGGAAGAAACCGGGGCTGAAATTGTTGTATCTTCAGATTGGAGATTATATGCGACATTAGAAGAACTTGGGGATTATTACCTTTCAGAAGGAATCATCAAAAAACCAATCGCATTCACCAAAAGATACATCGGTTGTGATAAACCTGATGAGTTTGAATGGGTTAGAAGAACGATGTACGAACAACAAAGATGTATTGAAGTTAGACAATATCTAACCGACCATCCCGAAATCACACATTGGGCTTGTATAGATGATTTGGAGTTAGGTGAGACAGATACTCAAGGTAGAGAACAAAAGTGGGGATTATCAAACTTTGTTCACACACCAAGAGAAAATGAAGGAATCAAACAATCCGGAATAAAAGAAAAGTTAATTGATTTTTTAAAATGATAGACATTAAAAAGATATTAGAAGAAGAAGGTCAAGTTAGGAAACTTGAAGGGAATGCCCCGGAAGGATTTATTTTGGTTCACGAGAAAACATTGGAACAATTAAAAGATTTTGATGTTTGGAAATCTTGGATTCACAATGAAACCACAATTAAAGAAATGAATAAAATAAATTTTGAAAATGAATAATACAAAAAAAAGATTAGAAAGAAAACGTGGTGGTGATATTGCAGGAGTTTGTAGTGGTTTGGCAGATTATTTAGGTATTGATGAAACTTTAGTTAAAATTGTTTTTTTCGTTTTATTGTTTACACCATTTCCTATTTTTTGGACATATATTATATTTTGGTTGTTCATGCCTAAAGAAAAACAAAATTAATAATTATGAATGAAATCAAAGTTTCTCCAAAACGACACATAGCTAAAACCATAAGTTATCGAGTCATTAGTACATTAGTAGGATTTTTAATTATGTGGTGGGCAACCGGAAGTATTGAATTTGGAGCAGCATTTGGTGTTGCAGAATTATTATATAAACCAATTCAATATTATATCCATGAACGAGTTTGGTATAGGTGGATAAAATTTGGATTAGTTGAAGTTAAAGAAAAAAAGAAACCGTATGTAAGACAAATAAATAAACATTTCCAAGATGTTTTATTAAATTCAAATATTCCACCTCCAATACCTCAAGTAGAACCTAAAACATTAAAAGAAACCCAACAACCTTTTAAAAAATTAACATACACTAAAAAGTCCGACAAATAGTCGGATTTTTTTATTTAATATTGAGGTATTTATATATATGGACAAAAAAATTAAAAACATATTAGACTTATACGAAAACATCTTATTAAATAAACCATCAATTATTGAGGCTGACATTAAGGGTGTTGATGAATTGGTATACAATCCAGTAACAGGTGTTGGTGGTGAAATAGGGTATGGTTATAATAATGGTGTGAGACAAAAAAATATCAAATGGAAAGGACATGAAAACCATTTACACATCGGGTTTACCGATAAGAAAGTTGCTATGTCAGTTATTGATAAAGCGGATTCTATGGGATTGGTTACAACTGAAAATCCTTATGCAAAAAAAGACCCAAATAATAAAGTTGATAATGTCCATACTGGTGGTAGTTTACATTATAAAAATTTCCCGGGAACTCCTTTAGTTGGAATGGCTGTTGATATAAGTGGTAATAAAAATAAGATAGTTGAACTAATTAAATGGATTGACCAAAATTATGCCGGAGCAACTTCAACTGATAGTATAACATCAACTGACGGTATAACATCAGGTTTGTCCAAAGATATTGATTCGTCTGATTTTGACCCAGTATTATATCAAATAGGTAAAAATATTGGTTCAGTTTTTTCCGAAAATAAAATTACAGAATCGGTATCATTTGGAAAAAACATACAAAATAATTATGGGAAAATCATAATACCAAAAAATTCTAACGATAAAATTAAAAGTCCTATTTCAGGAGTTATTGAAAATTCTAGATATGTTTCTTCGTGTAATAATCAAATCATTATTAAAATTGAAGGTAATGAACCAAAATATTTACAATATTGTGGAATAACCAATCCAAAAGTAAAAGATGGTGATAATGTTTTTGTAGGTCAATTATTGGGCCAAACAGATTCTGATGTTGAGGTAACCTTATTAAATTCCTCTTTTAAAGAAATATCATTAAATAAAAGGGTTAATTTAGACTCTTCAAATAAAAATAATGATGAAGACATAAAAGTAAAAAAAGATATGTCAACTAAAACATATTCAGACCCCGTTTTAGCGTATCTGGCACAAATACCATTTAAACCATTTGAAAACCAATACGATGAAACCGGTAAAATGAAAGAAAAAAGAATTGGTTATTCTACTGATAAAAAATCAGTTGACCCTTGGATTTTAAACATGATAAAAAAACCATTTCAAAAGAAAGTTAATGAAAATGTAGAAAGAATTAAAAAATTATTATAAAAAAAACCCATCATATGATGGGTTTTTAATTTTTCATAACATTTTTTTCTATTATTTTACTTCAACTGAATCCACTTTTACAGAATCAACCGATGTTGAATCTACAATTGTTGAATCAACAACCACTGAGGTTGAATCCGTTGATGTTTCTGTAGAATTAGTTTCTACTTGTTTGCAACTTACTGCAAATGTAGCCAAAATAGCTAAAGTCAAAATCACTTTTTTCATTTTTCTTTTTTTTAATTTGTTAATGTAATAAACTTGTTAGACCATAAATATACTTTAAAAAACTTAATTTGTCAAATCATTTGTAATAAATAATACGCCAATTTATATCCTGTGAAAGCACCTAATGCCGATGGAACCGGGAAGACAATTAATTTACCTAAATCCGTAACATATTTTGGTCGATTAACTATTTTACCCATGAAGAAATAATAAGTCAAATATCCCAATAACACCGCAATATCGGTCCTTGTTGCAATAAACACAACCAATGTCGCCCCAATAAATCCAAAAATAAAATTATCTTTAACCCCTTCGAATATTTCAGTTGCCGTAGCATTCTTATATTCTTTAACGATTTTTCTAATTTTTATTTTTTTGGATTTGAAATAATTATTGGGATTCGTTTCCATCATTCCATTCTATTTTTGGACAATACTTGTTGTACTTTGCCTTGACAAATTCTACGACTAAATAAGTTTTTTCTTCTTTTGGTTGATTCCAAATTCTATAACCATTCTCGTCATATTTTATCTTACGATTATAGTTCCACTCTTTATATGCTTTATAACCTTCAACTACTCCAATAATAATCGAGGCAACCCATAATAAGAAACCTAAAGCCCCCATAAAGTTATAAAAACTACCTTTTTCAGGTTGAATAAAAAACCACACTATACTCGACAACATACATCCCACAAAAAATAGTAAGGAATAAGTTAATAAACTATATCCTATTCTTTTTCCTGTTGAATTATCGGTAAATTTATAATTTTTATCAAACAACTCCATTAAAATGAACGGAACACAAAATAAGGAATATGGTATTACAATAAACCAAGCGAAAACTAACTTCCAAAAGTATGGACATAAGTTGTTTGGTAAATCATTTGTTCCGTAGAACCATCTGTACAGTTTTGAACTGATTGAATTTGAATTTAATTTCATATTATTTATTCTCTAATTGGTTAAAAATTTTATCTATTTCTTTACTTGATTTATACCATCTTGGGACGGCCCCATATCCACTAACATAATACTTAAAAGTAAGACCAGTTATACTTCCTGAAATGAATGGAATACCATCAGTAAGAGTCGAAATAAACCCTCTATGTCCCATATCATTAACTAATTCAATCTCCTTGGTTTTAAATTTTTCAATAATTTCCAAGTACTCCTCATCACTTTTAGGTAATCCACAAGTAGAATAACCCGCAATGTCTTTACTAAATAACAACACCAATCCGCAGATTGATAACATAATAATCATAAATGTCTGCATATCTTATATTTTTTTACAAAGGTAAACATTTTTTTAATACCACCAAATAAAAATGAAAAAAAAAACCCTCAACTTTCATTGAGGGGTTAAAATAATTAAAAATGATAATTATAGAATACTGTTTGTGTCCTCGGTAGGCCTCGAACCTACACATCTCTCGGTTATGAGCCGAGCGCCTTCACCAATTTAGCTACGAGGACAAAAATTAGGTTTTGATGTTAAAAACATCCTACATGACTTTAACCTAAAAAGTACACTGAGTAATTTAAAACCCTCAGCGGTTTGATTCTTGACTTATTGGTGGTGTTGGATATACCTACCAAATTTATCAACCCTCACAGAGAGTTTCTCCAATCGGAATTTCCATTCCTTAAATTTCCCCAAGCAGGTTCTTAACCTTGCTTGTTTAATTGCAGATTCTTCTGCCTTCTCACGTCCTTCTTCTGTAGTTTCTACAAAAAAAGTGGGAGCCTGAACACCGTTTCTAACGGGAACTACTCTCCAAATTCTCAATTTCTGAGTCATAATTTTAGCTAACAGCTAAAACTACGTGGAGTTGGGTTTTTGGTTTTTCATATTAGTAATATAATCAATTAAATATAAATATCAAACATATGGTGGTCTATCACCTCAACTTTCGACTGATACAATTTTACGTGTGCCTCACTTGGTCTATTTGTCAATGTCACTTTAATGTTTGAAATTTTGTATCCCCGGTGGGAGTCGAACCCACAACCCATAAAGGGACATCTGTTTAAGAGATGCGTGTATACCTGTTCCACCACGGAGATGTGTTTCCATCAATGAGATTACTTGATGTGGATATTCCCGGTTTTCCTATTGAAAACCCTGCGGTTCTTACACCTTGAAAAAGTCACTCTTATTCGGTGAGGTTAGAGAATCCCTCATTACTCCGAAACACAGTATTTTAACCACATTTAGGTCTCATTACACCCTATCCGGATGTTGCTTCCCCTAAAGGACTTCGGTTACCACCTGTGTATTAACCGGTTCATATAATGCGAAACCACATATTCTTGAGTATCTCACTCTCAATTGTAGTCAGGACAGGACTCGAACCTGCACGGATTTGTGGTTATTCTCTCGGGGCATATCTGTCTGGGTATTAGCCACCACTACGTTCATCTCTATCATTTTAGGAACTTTCAACAGATACCATACTTAATGACTCAACTTTATCCTTACTAAACTCTTGCGTCTATCCAATTCCGCCACCCGACTAATTAAAGTGTTGTAAGTAAACCGCTTAGGGACAATCGTTAATACTCTTTACCTTCTTAACTTCTTTATTATTAACGAACCCTTTAACCGTTCAGTGGTGTCTCCATTCACACCAACATTTTGAGCTTCCACGAGGAATCGAACCCCGTTTTTTCGGGTACAAACCGAATACATCACCATTTATGTTTTGGAAGCCTGTCGCAGAGTATTTTTTTAAAGTAGAAGTCAACTCTGTCTCTTAAACTACTATTTTACATCATCACTTCGGCCACATTGGGAGAACCGCAGTTCCCACGTTGTTTAAGGAGGTAATTGGCGGCGTATCTCACCGAGTTATGATAATGTATAATAAAAAAACCACCAACCGGATTTGATACTTACCTACGCACAGTGAGGTATCCGGTCTTCATCGTTCGCATTGCCTAATCATTGAGTACTATTTCATTTCGGCTGCCGTGCGTGTCATTATCGATGGTTTTCTTTTGTACTTCCAAAAGGTTGCAACCCTTTTATGTTGTCATCATCTTGAGTGATTACGTTAATTGAATGACGAGTTCTATTAGTATCCTATCCTCACCTGCTTGGATGAAAGTATTTGTACCCCCGGTGGGAGTCGAACCCACAAAATCTTCTGAGCCTAAATCAGACGGCTTTTCCGTTTGCCCACGAGGGTAGTTCTGAGCGATTTACGGGATTCGAACCCGTACCCCAACCTTGGAAGGGTCATATGCTAGCCGTTAAACACCAAAATCGCAAATAAAATAGATTTTGCTGCGGCGATTATCAATGTTTACGATTACATTGAAAGGGTTATGTCGTATCGTAACCCTACACCCAAATCTATTTGGAGCGAGTATCCGTAATCGAAACGGAATTTCCATCGTGGCAGGATGATGTAATAACCTTTATACCATACTCGCATATTTGGGTAGATTCAGACTAGTACTGTCTACCGAGACCTCAACTTTGAATTTCTTCAGGGAATTGAGACACATTTGTAGCAGATTGTGGATTCGAACCACCCCGTAGACCTTATGAGAGTCCCATGCAACCTTTACACCTTACTGCGATATATTATAATTCTATTTTACCATTATCAAATTCCCAATGATGATTAGGACATAATCCAACTAAATTATCTATAGAATTTATTTCACTTATTAAAGAGTCATCACTAAACGATGATACTGATTTAATATGACAAACCTCAACGTGAGTATCATACCCACAAACTTTACATTCTTGATGTTCGTGATGTTTATTAAACACGTAATGAGCATGTTTCCTAATTACCGCCCTGAATTTATAATAAATTTCGTGTTTATCAATTAAATCTTTTTTTGTCAAACTCAAAATAAACTCAAATTTTTCTTTTTTTGGCGTTTTGATTTTATTTTTAAGTTTACTTTCTCTTTGTAAATTATTAAATGTTGCCGAACAACTACTATTACAAAAAACTTTTTTTCTAATGTCACTCACTTTTTGTTTTTCACCAACCGGAATTGGTTTATTACAACACTTACAAATGTTAGGATTTTCGTAATATTTTTTTAACGATTTTTCTCGACTTCTCGTATTACTAACTAAAGCCGCTTTCTGATATCTATTTAATTCTTCCATATAATATAAATATCAAGAAAACCCCGAAAAACCACTTCACAACCCGAAAATATACCTCACACATTGTATTTATTTTGCTGACTAATAAGGATTCGAACCTTACTCCTGAGCCCCCTTTCACCGGTTGCTATGGCACCTGCCATTACTCCGTTCCTCTGTGCACCATTACACCATAATCAATCGTCAGTTTCGAACCTGACAGTCATAGGTTAATTACTCCTATGATTTGCGGTCTATGAGAGAATCGAACTCTCATCTCTACCGTGACAGGGTAGCATCCTAGCCGTTGAACGAATAGACCAAATTTTGTCAATCCAAAGGTGACCATCCTTTAACAATTGACGGGAGAAGAACCGTGTTAATCGGATGGTGAATCCCGCATCCTGTCTTCTCGTTTTTTTTTCTTGGACAAAGATAAATCAAATTATCGATTAAACCAAATTATAGATTCAAAATCTTTTCTTAAACTTTTATTTTTTACGTCACTTGGATTAATTGTGATATCACTCATCTTATCACCTTTAACGTATTTCCCATACCCATCATAATCAATAAATCCACCACTTTTTACATTCTTAACGAAATCTTTTAGTGTCATTACTTCACCATAATCAGGTAAGTCCTCAAATTTTGGTTCTTGAATCAATCTTATCTTACGGTTAATTTCAGAAACTTTATCTGAAACCGGTTTTAATCTTTCTTGAAATTCTTCGTATCCCAATCCTTCCGGTAGATTTTCAAACACCTCATCATATTCGGCGTGTGCTACCTCTAATTCTTTTTCTAATTCTTCAACCTTACTCATACCACCATTTCCTCAATTATCTGTTTAACTTGTTTAATGTCAGCCCTTCCTTGAAATTTCTTATTGAAGGCTCCCATTGTTTTACCAATTAGAACTTGTGGATTCGTTGTTACTTCACCCATTTCAGAAATTAAAGAACGAACTTCATTTTTAATTTCGTCTTCGGTCATTTGACTTGGTAAGTATTTTTCAATAACCTCTAATTCTAATTTTTCATTTTCCACCAAATCCATTCTGTTTGCTTTGGTGTATTCTTGAATTGATTGATTACGAGTTTTGGCAATTGATACAATCACTTTTAACGCCTCTTCATCTGTCAATTCACTTTTTTTGATTTTTTCAGCATCTGATAACTTTGATTTTAAATTACCTAACGCCATTTTACCAATTGTGTCCTTTTGTTTGAATGCAACAATAAAGTCATCATTCACTTGTTTTACTAAACTCATCATTTCTAATTTTTGTGGAGGTACACGGTAACGCTCCGTGTTCTGTGATTTGCAAAACCACTGTAATAGCTTTTATACGATACCCCCATTTGTAGCCCGACGGATAATCGAAATCCGATTTTTTGGTTGAAAACCAAATGTCCTTACCATTAGACGACCGGGCCATTTATATTATCAATATGTCAAATAACATGTTTTTTAATTTCGGTACAAAGATATAATATCTTTTTTAATCTACCAAATTTTTTTTATTCTTTTTCTTCAGTTTCTTCTACATCAACTAAAATGTATTCTACTCCTAAAATTGGTGAATAAACCATTTTCAATTCTTGGTTCGTTGAACCACTTAATTCTTGTCCTTCCATCTTTTAATTTTGTTTCGACAAAGGTAAGGATATTTTTTTTAATTCTCCAAATTTTTTCAAAAAAAAAATCCATCTTTTTTGGAGATGGATTTGATTTGTTGTTTTATTTAGTTTTCACAATATATCATACCATCTCCTTCCGAGTTAACGTATCCGCCTCAGTCCCTGATAAAAGTATGATATTTAATGTTTTCATTTTTTGCTTTATTAAGTATTTGTTTGATAAATATACACTAATTTTCAAAAGTGTCAAGTTTTTTTAAAAAAATTATTTTTTCTTTGTAAGTTCAATCGCAACAGATGGGATGTATTGTTTATATAATTCAATCTGTTTCTTTTTAAGTTCAATCATTTCTTTGATATTATCTGATAACTTTTTAATCTTATCATAATCATCCGGACTGAATAAAAATACTTCAGTTGGTTTATAATCCCAAGATGCTTTTTGTTTTAAGGGTCCTGATAACTCAATTAAATCCATATCATTAATGTAATATGGTGTTAATCCTTTAGATTTAATTTTCGCTAATGTCATTGGTGTTAAATCCGCGTCTAACATTCGTCTACCTGTTGGTATGTCTCTAGTATCCCATTTATCAGTATCGGAAAAGTTTTTAAATTTTAACTTTTGACCATCGTCTTTATGTTGACCTAATATTTCGTCCTTTTCTTCTTCAGTGATAATAATTTTCATATTGATAAATATCTAATTATAGGTCTATGTTCCATTTATATTGTGTAACGTGTTTTACTGGTAAATCATAATTTTCAATAATCCATTTTTTAATTATTTCTTGACCTTCTTCAAAATTAAATCCAAAAAAATTTAGTAATAAATCCCAAACTTTTTCATATGATACCAAAGCAAGTCCGTTAACTCTGGTAAACTCAATAATAATTTCACCATCTTTTATAAAAAAAATATGACCTGGATGTTTTTTAGAATAAAACGGTTCTAACCCACCATAATTATTATTTAAAAATTTAATAACGGTATCGTGTAATCGGGATTCAGTTATAATGTATTTCATATTAATGATTATCTCTTACTTCTACCTATTTCATCAATATAATCAAGTATAGAGTCCGCTAATCTACTAAAATCATCAGAATCTAATTTATCGTCAGCCTCATTTAAATATTTTATGATTTTATACTCTATCCTTTCTAAATCAGTATAATTGTTATCGTCTTGTTCAAACAGATTCAAGTTTTCCGATTCATTAAGTTTGAACTTGTTAAATTTGTCAATTTCTTTTCTCATTCCGTGTTCCATAAGGTTTGTTTTATGTATAAATATAATAAAAAAAGTTTAACAACCCCGCCCTCGGGTCGTAGCGGGCAACTTGAGAATTTCTTCTCGTGGGAATTCCGGAATTGGTTGTGTTCCTCACCGGCGTACTAGTCCTTATCTATCCTCGAATTTAATCAGCTACTATTGGGAGGTCACCCCTATCAACACACCTAGTCCATTAGTTTTTTAGAGTATGGACACCCCGGTTGTTAAACTTTTTAATTGTAATCTTTATAATTTTTGAATTTTCCAAGAGGTAAGTTATTGATAAATAGTCATATATATTCTATTACGTATATATTATAGTTATATAAAATCTTATTTTTGTTTTGGTGTTAACTCATAATCAACTCCATCAATCATAATTTCTTTAACAAAATCTTTACCACTGTATTTTTCCAAATGTGATGTGAAGAAACTAACTTTATTACCTGATGTTAGACTTTCCAAATTAACATTTAGGTAAGTATCAACTCTTATACCATCAATTAAATACGGTTCGATTGATAGTACTCTAAATTTAGTTTCTCCACATTCTTTTCTAATAGTCTCTCCTTTATACCAAACAATATCACCAATATTAAAGTCAATTTTGTGTTTTTCTAAAACATAGTTAACAAATTCTTCGTCTGTTAAAACTTTCTTAGGTGTTAACTCATATTCAACACCATCAATGATAATTTTCTTTTCCATAAATTTAATTTTTTAATCGGTAAAACAAAAATAACACATTCATATAACAAATGATAAACAACATTAAAACGATTGTTTATCATCAGACGTTATAGGCAATGGTAAAGACACTACCTAATAAGATATTCACGTTTGACAATTTTCTTTTGGTCATTTGCGTATCTTGCGTTTACATCCGACTGAATATGTGCTTCTGCTTCCTCTAATGAATGCCAACCTATTTTATATGCGTACATTGAAATATCACGCACTTCACGCAAGTAACGCCAAAAATAAACCAAGTAACGTCTTTGAACGTAGTACCATTTTTTACCACTTGCTTCTGTTTCAATAATAATTCTGTAATCCATATTTTTGTTTTTGTTTTTAAATTTTGAGTTAATAAAACCACTGCCTATAACAGCATATACACGCTATTTCTCCCCCCTCATTCCAACGCTCACAGCGTGTATCTGCAAACCGTTAGTGATAATAATTGTGTTTAGGTGATTCATTAATTATGTTATTAACATGAGAAATTATTCTTCTCTTTTTATTATATCCTTTGAAGTAAGCATATGATGTCATACAATCATAACATAATTGTCTTAATAATGATTTAACTTGTTTCCTACTAAACACATTACAATCACTAACATCAGATATATTCAATTGTTTTTCGTATTCTTGAACTATCTGCTTTGCTTTTAAGTATTCTTTTTCTTCTATCATTTATATTTTAATTTAAATAAACAACTGTATATATCTGTAATCGTTAGGCAACATTTAACGTTGGTTCATATAATTGTGATACCATCCTTCTAATAAAAGAGCAATTTCTTTTTTAGCACCAACACCACCTGTACTCCAATCTGTCCAAAAAAATTCTCCATTTTCTTTTTCGGTTCTTCTAAATGTTACCCAACAATCTTCACTTTTATCACTATTGTTAATGAATTTTTTTGACCATCCCCATACTTCCACATCAAAATGTGTTTCAGTATATATCTTATCAAACTTAATTTTGTATTTTTTGTTAAGTTTTTCTTCTTTTGATTTTGGAATTAAAAGAAATTCCTCACCTTCAATAATTATTGTTTTGTATTCCATAATAAACGTTGCCTAACAATGTATATAACAAATAGCCGTGTCAGGCATTTTAGAAACTATCTGCTGTTTATTAATATTTGTAATTCTAATCAACATTTGTGTTCGGCTACTTGCCATATACTTGCCGTTAATAACGGCGATTATCGCCGGGAAATGTCATATGTATAAATTATTTTATGGTATCATTTAAATAATCACGAGCTTCATCATCACCCACCGGTGTATCAATTAGTAGTGAATCTACAATTTTAGTTTCATTAATGTGATGTTTATTATTACCACACGATAATAATATAAACGACAATAGTGATATTAAAAATACTTTATTCATATTAAAATGTATTAAAATTTGTAGTCAGGACAGGATTCGAACCTGTATTGGAGTAAGCCATAATGGATTTACATTTCATACCTTACTTTAGTGGAGCGTTTTTAGGTTTACCACATACCTTTTAAACGCTTGCGTCTACCATTTCGCCACCTGACCATTGTGATACTTCAATTAACCAACCACACCCGGTATATCACTTGAGGGAGTTCTCAATTATGAGTTACTCTGTAGTCAGGACAGGATTCGAACCTGTACGAGTTCCATGTTTTATCATGCCTTGTTTCCATTTTATTATCCTAAGTCGCCTAGCATGCAGAACCAACTTAGGTAGTAAGGAACTCTAGTAAGATTTCGTATAACTTAGCGTCTACCATTTCGCCACCTGACCATTTTGTTGTGGAAGAAATACTCGGTGCCACAACTCACCCTAACCAACGATTTAGCCGACCTCCGCGCCAATCTGTCATCCATTATAAAAACCGAAGCCAAATAATGTTAAGATAACAAACCCGTCATCCGAGAGCTTCGTTCCCTATCCTGTGCACCGGAATCGGGCTGTCTTTTAATAAAATAAATAATCGTCCCACTCTTTAGGTATATGTGATACCTGTTTCATTAACATCAAATAGTGAGGTCGTCTTGGTTGTGGAATTTCTTTACCATACTCTTCCAATGTCAAATTTGATTTCTCACTATTACATTTTCTACACGCAGTTACCAAATTTTCCCAAGTGTCTTTACCACCTTTAGATTGAGGTATTACGTGGTCCAAAGTTAATGTTTTACGATTATCATTACCACAATATACACAACAAAAATTATCTCGTTTAAATACGTTTTCTCGATTCAACGGAACTTTATGAATTTGTTGATTCACATATTTGAATACACGAATTATAGATGGTTTTTTAATATCCAACTCCGGGTTAATCAATTTGAATGATTCCGGATGCTCGTGAATTACATCCGCATTCCCCTTGTAGGAAATGACAAACGCTCTTTCAGTCGAGATTATACTCCTTGGGATATAACTCGAATCTAAAACCAAACATTTATCATACTTACTCATCTCTACTTTTGTTTATATTGCGTTTTTCTATTGTGTTTCCAAGAACGATATTCTCTAAATTTGAAAGACCATATTCCGGATTTTTTACTCCAATAATCTTCAAACCAAGTATCCCATTCTTTATACTCTTTTCTTTTGTGAAACTTATACTCCTTATTAGTATAATTTTTAATTCTCATTTTGCTCAAATTTTAGGTTTATTAAACCTAATGAGCGTCAAATTCTTTTTTCATTGTTAATTTTAATTTACGGCTCAAAGATAAGTAATATTCGGCTCATAATCATTATAAAATGAGCTCAATATTAAAAATTTGTGAGCTTTATTGTGGAATGTTTGGGATTCGAACCCATGCCTCACGTCGTCTGACGTTTGCACATCCTTATGTGCTTTCATCCCAATTTCTTCAGGAGAGACCCTCAAGGGGTAACCATAACGGACTTTTACCCTTAACTCACTCTCCGTCATCCGAGGTCAGGAGAGGAATCGAACCTCTCTACAGGGTGCTACCCGTCATCCAAGACCTTCCATCGGAATCGAACCGACCTTGTATCCAACCTGACCATAAAAAACACCCGACCTGACCTGCCAGATAGTACGTGTCGTAGCGCTTTCGTTACGTAGCGGGTGTTTTAATCTAAACTACTCGGTAAAAAAAGTAATGTAGGATTTTTTTTCTGGATTTGTACGTCCGGATATTTTTCCTTAAACTCCATCACATTAAACTTACAAGTAATTAAATGGAATCCGTTTTTGGTTGGAATCACTTTTTCAATTTTGTTACCCACCGGTTGGATTTCCATCAAATCCATTGTTATGTCTCTCAAGAATTGTTTATCCTTTGTATCAACATCAACAACCCATCTCTTCTCTTGGGTTTTAATTTGACCTACAACTGAATCAAATAAACCTTTTTGGTTTTTCACACCATTTTTAATTCTCTCAGCAAGAAGTGCCAACATATCCAATGAAACATCACTATGGTTTTGTTTCTGAACGTGGATGTATGCTCTTGCTTTGAACATCTCACATAATTGTTTGATTTCATCGTATCTTTTTTCAAGATGTTCAATACTATCAATGCAATATGTTTTTATTGTTCTAACCGATTGGTGGTTATCTCTCTCACCTTCCGGTTGGTCTTTCTTTCTCTTGAGGATTAGAAGAAAATAAAAATCACCCGGATTATTAAAATTTAATAGTGTTTTCACTATATTTAAATTATCTATCATATATTTTAAATTTAAAACCGTTAGAGGTTTTTATTTTACCTTTAATATTTCTTAATATTGTTTGAGTATTAAAATCTGTCTGTTCTTTTATTTGTAATAAATTATCCCAAATTTTAATTATCTCGTTGTTCAAATCATATTGTACTATTTTTTCACCTGAATAAAAAAATTTTTTATTGTCATTAATATCTAAAATTTCTAAAAATTTTGAATATTTTCGGGTTAAATGAATTGTCGAATCTCTATAAAGATAATCAAATATTTTCCTTAATTCTGTTTTTTTCTTAAAAGATAAATAAGAGTTTTTACCATTATTCGTCGAATATAAATTACCGAACTTTAAAATATTCAATAACCCTAATATAAAATAGTTGGATGATATTATTGATACTCCGGATTCAATATATTTTTTCCCGTTTATAACTCTTTCATAATAAAACACACTACCATCACCATCAAAAACTCCTCTAATGAAATGACTCAAATATTTTTCAGGTACTTGTTCATTCGTTGGAAAATTAACAGATAAAGATTTTTTTTGAGTAACACCTAAATTATATAAATCATTAACCATTTTAATATTGGAAATACTAATTAATTTTTGGTTCTTGTGAGTTGTTTTTCTTTTTGAAATATGATACAATTTAGCGTCACTTTTAATCTCATTCAAAAACTTAATTAATATCTCTTCATCGTTTTCTTGCAAACTTAATCTTAAGTTTGTTTTACTAACACATCCATCGGAGTATATTAAACCTAAAAAATATGCTTTAGGCTCACTATCAATAACACTAAAATAATCTTCATTTAATTTATATTTTCTATAATTATTAGGATTTTTTTTAGTATCAGTACCCTCACTTTTTAATAAATTATTTATTGACGATGCCGAACACCCATATTTTTTTGCAATCTTATAACAACCATATCCTGAATTATATAATTCAATAATTTCTTCTTTAGGTAAATTTAATTTTTTCATAAACACTCTTTATATATAAATATGTCTTTTTTTACAAAAAACACAACAACATATATAAATTATTTGGTATTTAATATGAATAACATAACTTCTAAATTATCTATCATCTTACTTTAATTTTTTTAATTTGATTCCCCTATAACTTGTTTTATCTTTAAGGAATGGAAATAAATTATAAAAATTTCTCCAAACTCTATCGGACCTTTTTAACGATGGAACTCTAATTGAGTTTTGTTCTCCACCACTTCTAGTGTTATATGAGTTTTTATTATCTCGGGTAATGTGTTTTGGCATAAATTTATAATTATACTTTAACCCCCATTTCCCATTTACAGATTTAACTAAACGATATATTGGTGTTTCATCCATCTTACTTTAATTTTTTTAATTTGTCCCTCTATAACCTGTTGAAAATTAATAAGTTAGAGAATATTACATTTATAATATTGTTATGAGTTTATTATTTTAGAAATTTCTAAACAATTTTCACTTAACTTTATTTGTTTTTCCAAACTCATTACTACATCATATGTTTTACTAAAATCTTCTTCACTTTTGTTATTTTCAGAAATTGGAATTACTCCAATTTTTATAAGTTTCTCAAGTTCATCATTTCTTTTCTCCATTAAGTAAGAAATGTGATTTTTTAATTCTAAATTATATATCATCTTAATTGTGATTTATTGCGTATAAATTTTTACCTGACACTTCATTGATTTCAAGGGCGTATTCTTCAGCCTCTTCATCAGTATCAAAATACTGATTAAAACATTCCTTATTTTCTAAAAATAATGAAACCATAGGCTTTTCATACACCACTTTATTTACCTCGTCAATTTCGTAATTAGGGTGATACCTTAACAATTCTTCTGTTGATAATCTGTAATATCCCCACCCTTCATTTATACCATTAGTTTTACCATATTTTATTCCTAAGAATGATATATCTGTTGAAGGTATTTTTTCAAACCATTCAAGGTTTGTTTGTTTTTTTACTGTTAATACGATTTGATTCAGTAAATTAAGGTCAATGTAAGTTGTTTTCATATTTATTTTTTAATATCCTATTTCGTCTTTAATTCTCCATTGTTCATCAATGGGTATTCTCTCAATTCTTTCAACAGGAACAAACCCATCAACTCCTTTATCTTTAACATCTTCAAAATGTTCAATCTTATCTTTATGATATGTAAATGCAAAAGTGAGATAATAAAAAACTTGTTCTTTCTCATCCCAATACGCCATATAATTGTTTCTACAGAAACCCTTATACCACCCCTGTTTCATTTCATTCTTTGGTATCATAATCTATATTTTTAGTAATTTCATACATTATCATCTCTTCCATAATATCATCAAATGTTGAATCATCATCAATTTCAATATCATATTCATTCTCCATTTGTTCCGTCAATTTTTTAGATAAAACTTCATAAGCAATTTTCATTACTTCTTTTTCTCTACCTTTTAATTGGGGATTTGGGTGGATAATGAATAACCCAACTACCGCCTCAACAAGATTTTTGATATTTTCATTAAATTCCATTCAATATATTTTTTTTAAGATTATCACTACGGGATTCGAACCCGTATCTCGTGAACATATTCCACGGTGCTACCCCGAGGTGGTATTCATTCCCACTTACACCAAGCGATAATCTTTAGATTCCGTACAAAAGTACGAAATGATTTTTAATCTATTTTTTCAAAATCCTCGGAGAATCCATATACCTCTTCACCATCTTCACCTTCATACCAATATTGGTATTCATCATCAAACTTGTTATAAATAACCTCTTTGATTTCAACAATCTCTTCACTATCAACTTCTTTAACTTTATCCCCCACCTGAAAATCTTGTGGGTAATAATCACCGAAAGACACACTTTCCATCGCCAATTGTTTAACCAAACCAATCTCCTTTGTTTCTGTGTTCAAACACATTCCATCACCAATTAGTTTCCAATTGTTATTGTATAACCAATTTGTAAAATCCAATAATTCTTTCTCTAATGTCATATCGTTTATTTTTTTACAAAGATACAATTAAATTTTAATCTGCCAAAACTTTTTTTTTAATTTTCAGTCTCCAATCTTTTAATAACGTCTTTGATATTGATATAGGACGTAATAATCATCGGCATCCCAAGAAGAGCATTACAGAAATCAAACATATATCGATATGTTGAAAATACACTTCCAACCGTAACATTATTAAACATGACATAATATGTTAATAATCCCGTCACACTACCATAAACAATGGTTTGAATCCATAATGAAAACCTAGCGTCAATTCCGGATAATTTAAGGGATAATTTCTGTCCTCGTATTAATAAATTATTGATTGATGAAATTCTCCTTGTCGCAATAATATCAGTTTGTTCCTCAGATAAATCATTATATTGACTTGTAATTCTCGCAATCTTTGGAGAATAATATGCCGTGGCACCCAATATTAAAAATGTGGTAATCATCAAAAATCCAACAATTGGTAAACTTACCAATGCCAAGAAGTAAATGGCACCAACAATACCAATAATCGTCTGTAATACAACCAACATATCCCTTTCAAAAAACTGAACGATATAGCGCATCAAAGTCAATCTGCCATTAACTTTACTAGTTTCAACATCATTTTCAATTTGGTTCGATGTTTCATTTGATGCGAAACGTCGATAAATTCCGGAGAATACCTTGGTATCATAAATCTTACTCACATACCCAAAAAACATAATAGAAACAAACGTTCCAATTAAAAACCAAATGTAGGAATAATCCTTGGCAATTAAGTGGTCAATCGCATTACCCAACACTTTTGGGTACATAACCATTAAAATTGAATTGATTGCGAATAACGAATAAGAAAACAATATTGATTTCCAATTCTCCTGAAACATTAACTTTAATTTATCCATATCTAATAATTTTTTACAAAGATAAAGATAAATTTTATATTGACAAAAAAAATGTTAAAAAAAATTTGTGGGCAATAGGGGATTCGCACCGAGAGCCTTGACATACCTTTTTATCGCGAACTATTACGATATGTTGTACTCCAATTAACCTTATTCGTTTTAGACACCAACAGTAAAAGGTTGGCCCGATTCTCTACACCGGAAAGATTACCCAAGTTTGTCGGGATAGCAGGTGTCGAACCTGCCTCCTCTTGGTCCCAAACCAAGCGTCGCACCCCGCGACTATATCCCGTATTTTATTTCACTTCTCGATACACAGTAACTTTACCCCCTCTTTTAGGGATGAAAGACCCTGCTTCATACCAAAGTTTTTCTTGTTCCTCTCTTTTCTCAATGATAACTTTAATTTTACCTATTGTTTCTTGATTTGGACTTGTGTCGATTGTATAAGGAATATTATTGATTTCCATATACTTAATATATTCATTTGTTTCCATATTCCTTTTTTTTTGCGGCCCCGGGAGGACTCGAACCTCCATAAATTGATTAACAGTCAACCGTAATAACCTTTATACGACAAAGCCAATTTTTGTCCCGAGTATTGGAGTCGAACCAATCACAACATCCTTATGAGAGATGTCTAATCACCGGATAAACTCGGGTTTTTGAGGAGAACAAGGGAATCGAACCCTCACCGGTTTTACCCGGAACATCTTAGCAGGATGCCATCACGAACCAATATTAATCTATTCTCCAATTTTAGCACAACGCCAAGGACTCGAACCCTGAACTTTGAGGTTGGAACTCAAAATGATACCATTTCACCAACGATGTATAAACTGTAGGATATCGATTAACCTACGGTGAGTGGCCACATCACCTTTAGAACATAACTCACTACGTTACTACGATTTTTTTGTACCCCCACCAAGACTCGAACTTGGACAACATCTTTAGAAGAGATGGATTCTTCCGATTAAATTATGGAGGTATTTTTGTATCCCCAAGAGGACTCGAACCCCTACGTCTCTTGATTCGTATTCAAGTGTTTTTCCAATTAAACTATGGAGACAAATTTGAGGTTGAGAACTCCTCTGTGCTGTAGAATACTTAGTGTCTTTTACCTCCTCCTCACTCAATACTTCTCTTTAATGTAATCCTTTCTCACGGGAACAACACTTTGTGGTCAGGACAGGTCTCGAACCTGTACGAGAGTCTGATTGATGAGCTAGCATTATCTTTACTCCTCTCTAAATGGACGCCCTCAGTATTTGGGTTTTCTCATAGCGTCTACCATTCCGCCACCTAACCAATTTGAGGTTGAGAATTCCTCTGTATTGTAGAGAACTTATACTCTAGTTTTTAGTACCCCTCATCTCACAACGGTTTGCGTACCGTATCGGGAACAACACATTTTTTTTACAATCTTAACTTAAAAACTCGTTTATACTCATCCAAAGCGGATTTTAAGTTTTTAACACACTCCCGATAATCAACCTCATCACCAAGATTAAACCTTTCGTTTTCTTGTTCCCGTTTGAACAATACTTTTAAGGATGTGTCAATGTTTGAGAGAATATCCAAATAAATCATTTCTTTATCCTTGGATTTTTTAAGTTGAAACTTTAATTCAACAATTTCTCCTTCCAATTCTTCAATTTTTTCATTCTCTTCCATAACAATTTTTTAATTAATTAAATTATTAAAGGTACGGTTTCAAACCTCAGTTATAGTTTCATCCACTCAAACCCAACGGAAATAAATTAAACACGGTCTTTTATACACCCGTACCCCCTATTGTTGGTCTCTTTACATTGAGCAACCATTTGGTGCCTTCTTTTTATAATAATTTAATTTTTGGGTGACTAAGGAGAATCGAACTCCCACCTTCAGAACCACAATCTAACATACTAACCGTTATACTATAGCCACCATATATTTTAAAGACCTTGGATTTTAGAACTCCGCTCTCCACGAACGGTATGTTTTTGACCATTATTAATATCATCAAATCTTTTCGGCCGATTAGATTTTACTTTCTCGATAACTTACATAGTAGCTTCAAAGTAATGAACTGTCCACCCTAACTAACCTTTACACCAATCTTTAATTTATTTTAAACCTATCAGTGAGGGTTTGAGATGTACCCTTTTCAATCCGCTTTCACACCCATCACCCCTTCATATGCAGGAGCTGTCAGTATCGGATACCTCACGAAGACACTTTTATTGTGTTTTAACTTCACTTACCGTTGTTAGGTTTTTTGTACGCTCGGAAGGAATTGAACCTTCTTTTCATTCTTATCAGGAATGTGTGCTAACCATTCTACTACGAGCGCAAATTTTGACTACTACCTGACTCCTTTCGAACTTTGGAGGCTCGTATCATTCAATCTTAGTAGTCCAAGGTGTTAGTAGTCCATCTGTAACTTTAATTTTCTTACCTTCTCGTATCCGGATACTTACGGTTGGGACATCGCCTTGTTTGCTGGTCTGACAGGATTTGCACCTGCAAGAATCTCGATTAACAGTCGAGTGCTTTACTGTATAAGCTTCAGACCAATTTTTACCCCACTTCACCGGCTTAACGGACCGGCTGCCATATGGGAGTGGGGGTTTCCTGTTATTTCAGGACTCCGTGGTACTGGTTGGAATCGAACCAACGACACCTTGGGCTTCAACCAAGTGCTCTACCCCTGAGCTACAGTACCGAGTAATGATAATGTTGGAGTACCCATCTCGCTCCAATCTTAACTGCTTTACGAAGTTTTACGGTGCACCGGCAGGGGGTGTATGAATTCTTTGACCTATCTTGGATTGTCGACATCCGGTAGATAGAGAAAACCATTATCATTTGTGAGAGTAGTAGGAATCGAACCTACTCAGCGTTAAGCAACAGTTTTACAGACTGCCCCGGCTCTCCAACTCCGGCGTACTCCCAAATTTAATTTATTCCATCCCACACTTACCGGACTTAATCAGGGTGTGCTTTTTACCTTACAGGATTCGAACCTGTGTCCTCTCGGCTCCCGCCGATTGTTCTTACCAACTACAACTAAAGGTTGAATAAATTTGTACCTCGAGAGGGAATCGAACCCCCGCCCTTTCCGTGTAAAAGAAATACGCTCCCGTTACGCCATCGAGGCAAAATGTATGTTTCTAAACTTCCTACTTATAAACATACAAACTAAGTACATCTTGTACCCCCGTCAGGAGTTGAACCTGACCCCACTGGTTAAAAGCCAGTTGCCTACACCGGTTTGCTACGAGGGCGAGTGTGGTGGACATAGATTCATCATCTACTCTTGGGTTTCCACCGAACCCGTTGAGGTGATAGTAGGATTCGAACCCACGTTACAGATTTTGCAGACCTGTGCCTAAGCCACTCGGCCATATCACCATTGTTTATATTTTTCATAATATTTAACCCATTTCCTAATAGCGTTATCACTAACACCATATTTTCTACCGGTGGAGGAATACCCTAATTCATCAATCTCTTTCAATAACACTTCATATTCAGGTCTATCTACTTTTCGGGATTTAATACTTGACTCAATTTCTGATGTTGTTCTACCATTATTATTTTTTCGTTCAGACTCTTTTTTTAATTTCAAATCTTTAATTTTGGTTTTTAAATTTTTACCACAGTGTGTTGGTAATGTTGCATTACAGTTAGGACAAACTATTCTAAGATTTTCTAAACGGTTATCATTATTAACTCCATTTATATGGTCTAATATTAATGAAAGTTTTTCACCATTCCATATTTCTCCTTGACCACATTTTTCACATTTACGAGATTTTAAACCTTCATTATATAAACGTTCTTTTAAATTAGAAGTGTTATAATATGAAGAATTTTCTATTAACACCTCATCTAAATTTGTTTTAATAGGTTTTTTATATTTAAAATTAGTAATCTTCGAGTAATCAATATTATACTTATTTAAGTATTTTTTTAATGTTTTAATATTACCCCCTTTTCTAACTCTGTTAGTTTTAACCAATATTTCTCCAAAAGTATTACATTCTTCAACTAATTTTATTAACTCGTCCCTATTATAGACATCATTATCTTTTCGATAGTCAAACGGAATGTTATATTCCACCATTTTTTCTTTTAATTTTCTATAATTTGTGGTTATAGGAGTTAAACCTAATTCAAAAAGAACATCCTTTAAAACTTTGTGTTTAGAACATAACTCAATCAACCTAACTTTGTTATATCTATCTTTAGATTCTTTCATTAGTTTTATATTTGTAAAATGTTCAACTGAAATATTATTTTTTTTTAAAAAATATTCTAAATTTTTTTTAATATTTCCTTTATTTTCACACCCAATTTTTTGGATGACCTCATTATATGATGAAGAATCTTGTACAATTTCCGTCAAATATTTTTTATCTAAACTTTTAATTTTTACATACATATCGAACCTTTATTTATAAATATACGGTTAAATTGTAAAATACTTAAAAATATACTTTAAGACGAATAATTGTTGCCCTAAGTGTACTCGAAACACTTTTTTTGGTGTCAAAAACCAATGTAATACCCATATACGATAGGGCAAAATATTTTTTAGTTAAAGAACGATTACCACAATTACGTTCGCCCCGGACTATACTCCGGACATTCTGTTTTGGGCGTGGATTAAACTATTTAACTAACCCGCGGAAGTGACAGGATTCGAACCTGCAACCCGAGTAAACGGGCGACGATTTTCAAGACCGCTCGACAACCAACTGTCCACACTTCCAATTTTTTTTATCAATATGTCAAATAACGTTCCTTTATTTTGATGGGACAAAGGTAATCCTTTTTTTTTAACTTCCAAACTTTTTTAAAAAAAATTTCAAAAAAAAAAATCCTGAACTTTTTAGATTCAGGATTTTATGGTATTTTGTATGTTTAACTTCTTATATAGTCGTCAAGTCATTCAATAAAACATCTGAATCTGTATGCGAGATACGCGGATACGAACAATTACTAAACTGTTGTTTCCAAATCACTACATTCATATGTCTATTATTTCTTGTCATTTTTTCTAAATTTTGTGGTATTTCTACCTTGTTCTTAATAACTATCACAAACTTACGAAAAGTTTATTGAAAAGTCAAATATTTTTTTATTTTTTTTTAATTAGTGTTTTTTAACCACATATTTATGACCTGAATCTGAATTTACCTCAAAAATTTCTTTCATTTTTAATGCTTCATCTTCAGTGTCAAAACTCATTATCTCAGAATGAGAATCTACCAATATCACCGGTAATTCAATTCCGGATTGATTTTTTATCATTTTAACTATTACCCACATATTTTTTTATTTTTTTAAAATTTTACTTCAAATAATGTATTACTTTCTTGTCCTTCAATATTATCTGTATGTTCAATTGTAATCAAATCATTATTTAAATCAAAAATAATACTTCCTTGACCACCTTCATTATTTTCAAAACCTCCATGATATCTCGCTAAAATATTATAACAAAAATCCTCAACATTTGTCGGTATTGTATCTCCGGTTTCCTCAAACATACCATTTAAATCACCACTATCACCACCACCACTATAAGTTACAGTTAAAATTCCATCCTCAGGAATGTTTTCACCAAGTGATTGTTTTATCTCATTGATAATTTCAGGTTCGTCGTCTATTTCAGTTTGTACTTCACCTCCCACATCATAATAACGATAATCATTAGTTATGGTTAAAACTTTATCTTCAGCATCAATTATAACAATAAACTCATTATAACTTAAACTATCAATATCCGGTTCAGAATAAATTCCCGACTCATCAATATAATTGAATATTTTTTTCAGAATTTCAATAAATCCTGATGGAATGTCTATTCTACCTTGCCAATCAAAATGGGTTATATATTCCCAATCAATATCATCAATTTGTGCACCACCATCATAAGGGTCAGCCTCAATATTAATGTAAGCTCTTTTCATATTTGTTGATAACAAATAACGAGATATTCTCTCCAAATATTTTAATTCTTCTTGTGTTAATACATTCTCCATACCAATAAATATATTAATCTTCTAATTTCATTGTTTTCATCATCCAAAGAGGTCTTGTTTTTTCATTCAAATTCATTAACCATTCTTTTGCTGTCGGAATGTAATTATTACAATCCTCTCTCACATGTTGTTCACCAACATATCGGGTATAAACAATTTTACCATCACTATTTATAAACTCGGAACCAAATCTTTGTTCCATTTCGAATATCCCTTCCGAATGATGTCTCCACAATCTATGTAAAGAATCTCCATACCAACCTTTGGTTTCATCCATCCATTCGTGTAAGTGGATATAATCTTCCGGTTTTCCACCGAATTTTTTTGCGGATGATTTTGCATGTAAATTTGGATGTGCCATTAATCTAATATTTTTTTGTGTTTACCCATTACTCGTTTTAACGATGATACGTAATCTTTGTCTTTGGCATATATTCTACCTAATAAGGCTAAATATTGACTTTTTGTTAGATGATTTTTGTTTTTTAATGTGAAGTCTTGCCACAATAAATAATCATCAACACTACATTTCCAAGTATTATATTTGGCGTAACCCTTTTTTCCTTTGTTAACTGCCGTTGTTTCTCTTTTCTTGGGAACCTTCATACCAAATAAATTATTTTTGGTTGTGAAGATTGGGGCTTTAAAATGTCCTGATTCTAACACCGCTTGGGCGAAAACTACTTCAGGGTATTTAATGTTTTTTTCTGTTATCTGTTCATATAATAACTTGTGGGTTATTGATACGGACTCTGTGTTGTTTATCGTTGTGAATGAAGTTAACATCATCAACGAAGCGAATAAAATTGTTCTTAATTTCATACTCTCTTTTTTATCGTTTATGAGGTCGGATTATCCTTCCTCTTAACTTTAACAAGTGGATTTTGAAAAAGTTGTTGTTATATAATATAACCAAATTATGTTAAAAATTCAACATACCTATTTATTATAAGTAGTCTTAAAACTTGTTGGCGATGCTTCTTATTAATTCTTCATCCTCATTTGACAACAATAAACGAGACTTAATTAACTTACCAACAAGGTTATTCCACTCCTCATCCAGTAAGTTATGATGTCTATCTGAAGTTACAGGGATTCCGTCCAAATATCCCTCCTCAATAAGGATATCCACCAATTCTTTAATTTCTGAATCCGAACAATTTTGAATAAATTCATCCGGTTCAATCTCAACATAAGTACTAAAATCTGCCATAATAAAATTTTTTTAATAAAGATAAAAAAAATATTTTAATGATTCAAATCGGATTTTAAAGATATTTATTATTATGATTACGACCAATTATATATTGGGTTTTTTGGAAATCATATAATATATGAGTAATGGTGTTATTAGATTTGGAAAATCTTAAACCATAAACAAGAATTTTAATAGTTTATTTTTTAAAAGGGGATTTATCCCCTTTTTTTATTGAAATTTTTTTATTAAACTTAAAAAAAAAACTTAAATTATATGGAAAATTACACAAACCCTGAAAAGTCGGGACAAGAACAAAACATTCAAGATTTATTAAATTCATCATTAATTTTTGCCAGAGCGTTAGGTAATATATTTGGAGAAGGTGAAGGTATTGTTGTTGATATTGTTGGAGATATTAAATTATCTGATGAAGTAAAAAAAGTCATTGTGTTCAAATACCAAGACCAAGTTCATATCTATAAATGTGAACAAGATTTGGAAGAAGGGACTGCAGTTAACATGATGGATAATAATGACACTAATGTTTCGGATATTGATGTGAATGATGTTGAGACAGTAACACCAAATGAAGAAAATTAAATTTTAATTTGGTAATTAAATTATTATTCATATCTTTGTAAAAAATTTAAATATATGATGAACGTAGGACAAGAATTTCAAAGTTATTACACAAAACATTTAGGTAAACCATCGTTGGATTTACATAATTTTAACAATCACATTCAAAACTCAATGACTCCATATATTTTGGAAGAAAGAGAAATGAGAGTAACACAAATGGATATTTTTTCTCGTTTGATGATGGACCGAATTTTATGGGCTTCAGGTCCTGTAGATGAAAGAATGGGTGATATTATTCAGTCTCAAATTATCTTTTTAGATAACTTGGATAAGAAAAAAGACATCAATCTTTATTTACAAACTCCGGGAGGTAGTGTATTAAACGGGTTAAGTATTCGAGACACAATGAATTTTGTAAATGCGGATGTTGCAACTACTAATTTAGGTATGTGTGCATCGATGGGTTCGGTATTATTATCATCAGGGGCTAAAGGTAAAAGGTCGTCTTTAATATATTCAAAAGTAATGACTCACATGGTTTCACACGGAAGTCAAGGGAATATTCAAGATACTCGAATCAACCAACTTGAAGCCGAAAAATACAATTATTTGTTATTTAAAATATTAGCAGAGAACTGTAATAAAACATTTGATGAAATGTTAGAGTCGTCAAGAAACGACAAATGGTTCAATTCAGATGAAGCATTAGAATTTGGACTAATAGACAAAATTGTTGGTGTTGAGAAAAACAAATCAATGTCAGATATGATGGTAGGTTTCGATGAATACTATGAAAAGGAAATTCTTAAAAGAAAATAATAATTTTAGTTAAATGAAAAAAGAAGGTGAAAACACCTTCTTTTTTTTTAGATAAGATAAACACCCCCCCTTTGTTTTAAAAATCTAATTTATATAATAGAGTTTTACTTCTATTATTTCGCAACTTCAGGAGTTAATTTAGTATAAACATCTGAAGCTTTTTTGTTAAAATTCCTATATATTTCACATACAATACCTTCTAATTGACCTGAAAGAGTATCTGCAAATTTACTATCGGCGATTGCACCTCCAATAGCATTCCTTAAAAACACATACCCTTTACTTTCTAATCCTTGTTGTTTTTGTAACATCATAACTAATGCCTCAGATATTGATTGTACTAGTAATTTTGTAAGAGTTTCACAACTTTTCAACGCTCTTGATAATTCTAAAGGATTTTTAGTGAATAATGAAATTAAAGTGTTTTTTAAAAACCCATCAGGAATACCAATTCCACTTAAGATTGAATTAACTAAAGGTTCTACAATTGTTTGAACGATACTACCTAACCCTTGACTACCAAATAACTTACCTAAATAATCCATTAATTGTTCATTTAAGATTTTATTTTCATCTAAAAATCTTATTTCTTCCATCAAATTCATTGCGATTTTCATTTTTTTACCTTCAGGTAAAAATTCAAAATTGTCAATAATTTCTTGAGATTCGACTATTGTTGAAATTCTAGTTTTTACTAAATTTTCCTCAATCAGTAATCTTTCTTTTCTATCTTTAGTTTCTAAAATAACCTTTCTAATTTTTTTATCTAACATAGTCTTTTATTTTAATCTCCATTTAGAATCACCACCAGAACTCAAAGGTCCTTTAATATCACCAACTTGAACTCCTCTAAGAACATCAACATACTCATCAATTTTACTTAAAATTCCACCCCATTTACCATCATACTCATTAACACAAGCCTGTACTTTTCGTTTCATTGGTTCAAATTCTACATCAGGGATTTCTTTTTTAGTTCTCCACGCGTTATAATACGCACTAATAGTGTCTCTACAATCCTTCTTACTTGTTGGTGTTTGATTTGTTACTGAATTTTTAAATTGTTGTTTAATATCAACACCTGAAGATATTGCAGTTTCCGATGAATAAAACATTTTTAAACCACCAGGGAAATATTGTTCACTATTTGGAACAAGGTATTGCTTATATTTACCTGATGCGGTTTCTTCTGATGTTAAACTTTCTTTATATCCTAATTTTTTGGCATTATCGATAAACTTTTGTTGAACATCAGTATACCCACCTATTTTACCAGATTCAACCTTTAATTTATATAATTCGAATTTCGGATGTTTTTGATACAACTGAGTTAATTCTTCTTGAGTTACATTTTTTAAATCCTCTCGAGTTTTCCAACCAAATTGTGTTTTTAATTGTTCAATTTCGTTTTGTTGTAAAGTTTGTTGAGCCATCATTTGTTCAACTTTTGAACATTTCCATTTACCTGTCTCACCCGTTTTTGGGAATTTATAAGTTTTATCAGGATAAAATAAAACAACTTCTTTAGAATTTAAAGTGGTTGCTTGATATACCGGTTTTGTAGTTCCTCTAAGTAGTTTAATTTCACCATTCTTTAAACATCCGGCAGTCTCACAATCCATAAGAAATTTTCTATCAATTTCATCTTGATTAGGTACAACTTTCTCTTCTTGTTCTAATAACCCTTTTTTTCTCAACTTAGAATGCATTTCTAAGATTTGTTTCACTTCGTTTGAATCTATATTTAATTTCATCTTGTTCTTATCTATTTAAAACGTCGTTAGCCTCGGTTTCTTTAGGTTTATCAGGTTCAGTCCCGTAATCGTAATTGTCGGTTGTAGGTGTTGGAGTATTTTGTTTTTTAATTTTTTCGGTGTCTTTAATAGGTTTTTTACAACCCGTAAGTAAATTAGGATATGATGATTCTAATTTATTTACCGAACTTGAGTATTTTGAATCCTTACTAATATTATATTCAGTTGTTGTCCCTATTTTTCTGGCAATCCATTCACAATTTCTCACTTGATATTCCCATGTTTTATTACCTGTGGGGTCTTTTACCCAACCTTTAGATACTTCTTTTTTACCCTCTTCTTTTTTATTATCTTCTGTCTTTTTTGTTACACAAAAACCTTTTCTTTCAGTATTAATTAAACCAACTAACTTATTCTTTATATCAATAAATTCAGGTTCATTTTCTTCATTTGACATTTTAATTAAATCACCTAAAGTTTTATTTTCCATGTCTTCACCCGACCAACTACTAATTCCTTGTAGTGTCGTAAAATAATCCGAAAACTCACCACTCTTAATTTTTTTAATATACAAATCAACTTTATTTAATAGACAAGTTCCGTCCTCAAATGATTTACCAATAACTTCATCTGTTAATATGTCTATCACATCTTGTAAATCACTACTTTGTACATCACCCATAAATGATTTATAAATTTTACGTGCAATATTCGAAGTTTCACTAGGACCTAAAGATTCTTGTTCAAAAATAATTTCTCTATTTTCGTTTAAAGTTTTTCCCATGTCATAAGACATCATCAACTTTACTCTATTTAAAGCCTCTTCAGGGCTATATTTTGGTTGTACCATATTTCAAGTATTTTATTTTATAAATATATCATTATTACCAAATCTGATTAGCCACTCCACGATTTATTCCGGTATTCCATTTTTCTCCCGCTTTACCCAACATATTTGCTTTACCTCGTGTTGTCGTATATGAGTCAGACCACTTAGGGATTGACCCTCCACCACCTCCACCTGAAGACGGAGCATCATCTTGTTCACCGATTTCATCTTTTAAATCGATTTGTGTTGTATATTTTTTGAAAAAATCAATAAGAGCATTAATATCTGTGGTCATTTTTTTTTTATTTTTTTTTGGTTATTACAATAAATAGTTGTAATTTAGCCTTATGAAAAGAATTATTTTAATATTATCGTTATTTTTTTTATTACTTTCCTGTGAAGCATATGTAACAGATAGAAGTGATTTAACCCTTAGTGGAAAATATGTAGTTTCAAAATTACATATAACAAGTGTTGACCAAAATCAAACTCAGGATTCATTATATCTTGTAGGGTCAACCTATATAAATGACTCAATGCCACACCCTTTTAATGTAATACCAATTAATAATTTTTATATCCATATGGATTATTCAACTATTAGATTAAATTTATTAGGTGTTACTCCTTATGGTCAAGATATTTGGGAATATGGGACATCTCCAAATGAAATATTTTATAGGGTATTAAACAATAATGCTTATGACTTAGGTTATTTACAATTTGATTATATCACCCAAAACGGCACATCCCGAAGAATTACATTTCATATTGAACATGATGGGTTTGAAGGTTTGCAATTAAAAAGTTCCGGAGGTTGGTTTAATGGTGAACTTGGAGAAAAACAAGTAATGACAATATTTTTAACAAGAGTGGGTCCTTAATAGAACTCACTCTTTGGTAATTGTTGAGGATTGACCATATAATATTCATTCAAAAATATTAACAATTCATCTTCATCTAGTTCTATTTTTTCTTCTTCGTAAAAATCACCCATAAAATCATCTTCGTCATCATCATTAAAAAAATCCAACGATTCTGTGACTAAATCAAATCCGTATTCTTCAACTATGTCATAATTTATCGTATCGTTTCTTAAAACATCTTCTTCATCATCGATAGTCCTAAATGAAACTTCAATTATATTAGTTTCATTATTTAAATAATATGATATTATTTCTTTAATTTCCATAATAAGTTTTATTAACAAATATATTGAATTGTAGTAAAATTCGAATTTATATAAATAATTTTATAAAAAAACCCTCGTATTAGGAGGGTTTTTTATTAATTATATCTACTCATTCTGTTAAACATCTCTGATATTTTATTTTTTTGGTTTTTAAAATCTTCCTGTAAATCAGTATCGATTTCTTCCCAATCTTCAAATTCGTCTCTTCCTTCTCCCGATTTAATACGCAAGTATTCATCATCATCTGCCATTTCCCAATCTTCAAAGTCTTCATCCTCTTCTTCATTATAACTGAATCTTTGGTATGGTCCCGCTTTACCCGGTCCTTCACTATCAAAATCGTATGCTGGTTCCATATCTCCGTAAATTCCTTGAGAACCTGAAACATCAACTTCATCTATTTCTTCATCCGCCCACGCAGACTCCATTTTTTCATATTCAACTTCTTCCTCACCATCATATTCATTAACCGGATAAACATTAATTGGTCCATTTGAATCAAAATCATATGCCGGAGCAACTGAATCAACATTCATGTCATCAGCATTTCCACCTTGTTCATCAAGTTCATCAGTTTCCAATTCTTCATCTTCGAATCCGTCATCGTCAATAACATCATCTTCCTTATAAAGATTTTTATGCATTTTCTCAAACGTATCAACATCATTTGAATCACCTTCAATATAATCAAATCCGGAATCAGGGTTTAAATCTTCTTGGTTATAGATATCATCCAATTCACCGGTTTCTTCATCCATTTTCGAACTGATGTAATTTACTGCGATTGGAGCTGCAATTCTAGCAACCGCACCCCAATTTTCATCAACTTCTTCTTCATTTGGTCCACATTGTTCACAAATATCTTCGGTCATTTGACCTCCACATTGTTCACACATACTTTTAGATTCCACTTGTTCGTTAATCCCAAAATTTGTATATTTTTTAACTTCACCTTTATTATTAACTACCAACCCCTCTTTATCTCCCGCAGGGTCAAAAACATATAATGGTTGTTCATTTGATACATTAGGTTGCATTGTTCTATAACCATCATAAACACTTTTATGTTGGTTTAATATATCTGATTTTTCAGATGCAGATAATTGACCTATTCCGTAATTTATTCTCATAATACAATTTTATTATAAATACTCAACATTTCACCTTTTTACCTTTGACAATTACAAAATACTTGTTTATATTTCTTTTAAACGAGTGGGACTCAAAAAATTTTATGATAGTATCTTGGTAATTTACTCTTCGCCGAAATTTGAAACCACTCGTTTTTTTTTTCTTCATTTTTTTTGTAATCCAAAAATTTTTACTACTTTTGTCCCATGAATATATTTTTCTTGGATGAAAATCCCAAACTATCGGCACAATATCATGTGGATAAACATGTGGTTAAGATGATTCTTGAAACCGCTCAATTATTATGTGGTGTTCATCATATGACCGACCAAGTACCGACCAAGTACCGACCAAGTACCCATCAAGTACCCTACAAGTTGTCACATAAGAACCATCCTTGTGCGATTTGGGCTCGTGAGAGTTTATCAAACTACTTGTATTTGTGTGAGTTGGGATTGGAACTTGGAAAAGAATATACATACCGATATGGTAAAAGACATAAATCAATTGATGTGATTGAATGGTGTATTATAAATAAACCAAACATTCAGGATATTGGTTTTACTAAACCGGCTATGGCAATGCCGGATGAGTTTAAGGTGGATTCCGTCGTGGAATCTTATAGAAATTATTATATGGGGGCTAAAAGTGAATTGGCTTCTTGGAAAAAAAGAGAAAAACCTTTGTGGTTTGAAAAAAAAGAATTAAATTTGCAGTATGAATAATGTAAAAAAATCAATTCAAGAGTTACAAAACCTGAACACAAAAAATCTTTTACGATTTTATAAATCAGAACGTAATAGAATGTTTCAAAAAGGTTATAGATACCAAGTTATTGGTGATGATGAGAATAGTAATTTGATTATGGGTTGGGTTAATGATTCAAAATTAGAAACATTTTGGGATGATATTGATTTTTTATATTTAATCAAAAATGAATTAAACCAAAGAGAAAATATTAAAAATAATGATTAAGATAGAAAAAGATAGAAAAGTTTTTGTTACATCCGACACACATTACGGACACAAAAACATTTGCCGTGGAGTAACGGCTTGGAGATTACCGGATGGTACTATACCTATTGACCAAACTAGAGATTTTCAAACAATCGAACAAATGAATGAAGCGATTATTAGTGGAATCAATAGTGTGGTAGGTGAAGATGATGTGTTGATTCACTTGGGTGATTGGTCTTTTGGTGGATTTGAAAATATCCAAAAATTTAGAGACCGAATTGTGTGTAAAGAGATTCACTTAATATTAGGAAATCACGACCACCACATCAAAAATAACCGAGGGAATTGTCAGGAATTGTTTGCGAGTGTTTCTCGTTCAGATATTATGACTTACAAATTCAAAACATTTGAATTATTCCACTTCCCAATTTCATCTTGGGAAAACCTAAATAGAGGTGTTATTCACCTTCACGGACACGTTCATTTACCAACTGAATTAAGATTTGGTAAAGGTAAAAAAATGGATGTCGGTATGGATGGTCACCCAACGTTTGGTGTCTATGATATGGATGAAATTATACGAATGATGGACAAACGTGAGATTATGTCAGATATGTTATTTGACCACCACACGGATGAAGTTGAAACTGAAGACGGTAAAAAAAGAAAATAATTTCAAATAAATTTGGCGAATAGAAATATTCGCCTTATTTTTGTCGAACATTAATACAAAAACATTTACAATTATGGCAACACGTAGCAAAACTTTGGGATTACACGAATGGACAAAAGAGGATAATATCTTGGCATTCTATTACACAAAATACGGAACTTATGGTTTGTATTTGAAAGATGAAAATTCGTTGGCGAAATGGATTGGTTCTTCACTTGGTTCGTTAAAAATGCAATCAGCCAACTTCCGTGGATTAATGGGAGAATCTGAAAGAGCTTTGAGTGATTACTCAAAACTACAAGCCGAGGTTTATAACGAGTGTGGTGATATGTCTAAAATGGAATTGATGAAATTGTGTAAAAAAATCATCGACCAAGACACATATGAGAGAAATGAAATTTTGAAAAAAATGGGTAAAGACCCTAAAAAAATGGTAAGAGTATAATGGAGAATATATTTAAGGTGGCTAAATACCAAAAAACCGATACCGGATTTACACATATGGGTTATGACGAATATGTTATAACCTATTGTAAATCTAAAAAAGTTCATTTACTTAGGATTATAGTTAATGGTCAATTCACAGAACATACTATAAATTTAGTTGATGGTTGTAGTGGTTATAAAAACAACATCCTTAAAGCTATCAGTGATTATAAAAATGGTAGATTAAAAATCGCCTCTAATAGTTCGGTAAAAAAAACCATAACATTCAGTGCGATTACTCAGATTTATAGTAAGTCAATTGTTAATAACGTTAAGAATTATTTAATGGGTATTAACAAAGAGGAAAAAAGAGATACATTAACAAAATTTGAATTAATATAATGGAAAGAAAATTATCGTCTATCAGACGAATTAGTGATATCCAACCGATTGATGGCGCTGATATGATTGAATTGGCAATCGTGGATGGTTGGAAAGTGGTTGTGGCGAAAAATGTTGGTCACAAAATTAATGATTTGGTTGTGTATTGTGAGATTGACTCATTTTTACCAATTAGAGAAGAATTTGAGTTCTTACGTAAGAGTTCATTCAAGAAAATGGGAGACGAAGAAGGATTCCGTTTGAAAACAATTAAATTAAGAGGTCAGGTATCTCAAGGTCTAATTTTACCATTAGATGTTTTATTATCAACCGGAGTATCATCAGATGATGTTTATGAGGGATTAGATGTCACAGGAATGTTAAATATTGTAAAATATGAACCTCCAATTCCTGCAGAACTAGCCGGAAAAGTTAAAGGATTGTTCCCATCTTTTATTCGTAAAACTGATGAGGAAAGAATCCAAAACTTGGCGGGTGAGTATGAAGAAATGAAAAAACACACTTACTACGTAACCGAGAAGTTAGATGGTTCATCTGCAACATTTTATTATAATAATGGAGTATTTGGTGTTTGTTCTCGTAATTTGGAATTAATAGAAACTGAAGGGAATACTTTTTGGAAAGTTGCCCGTGAATTAGATTTAGAAAATAAACTACAAAAGTTAAATTCAAACATTTGTTTACAGGGTGAATTAATTGGTGAGGGAATCCAAGGAAACCCATACAAAATTAAAGGACAAACGGTTAGATTCTTCAACATTTTTGATATAGATAATCAAGAATATTATGGATTACCTAACTTCTTAATTACATTAGATGTTTTACAATTAGAATCTGTTCCGGTGTTAGATAGAAATTTCCAATTACCTAACAGTGTTGACGAGTTATTGAATTACTCCGACAAAAAATCTAAATTAAATCCCAACTTTGACAGGGAGGGTATTGTGATTAGAAGTTTGGATAGAAAAATCTCATTCAAAGTAATATCAAATAAATTTTTGTTAAATGAAAAATAAATAAGAAAAATATGCAAACATTAATTTTTAACACAACAACAAAAAGAGTCCAGTTGTTGTCAGGTTCAAGAGGGGACTCAAAAGTATTGGAAACATTTGACAATATATCAACAGTTAAAGTCAATGTTGCTCATTACGAAGTGATGCAAAAACAAGATGGTGAAACCAACTCATCTCTTCCGGTAATGAGATTACCAATTTCAAATACAAATATGTTAATCCAAAAATAATATGAAAAGTTTATTAAAGTTTTTAGGGGTAGTTGTTTTATTTGCAGTTTGGTTTGAGTTAATTAACGTGTCATTTGAGTTGATGAACTATCGTGACACTTATGTGTTTTATCTTGGGGTTTTATTGTTAGCTTCAATTACAATGGGACCAATATTCTATTTTGGGAATAACATAGTTATGTTTCTTAAAAATATGAAAGGTGTTTTCTCGGATGATGAAAAAAAAAGATGAAAAATAATTTGGAAGTTTAAAAAAAAGTGGTACATTTGTATCCAATTAAAAAAGTAATAATTTAAAAAAGTAAAAAATGAGTAGAAGTAGTTTTATTTTAGGGTTAGTCGTGTTATTGTTCGCAAGTTTATTCTTGATGAATTCTTGCGAAAGAATTGATGCAGGTCACGTAGGTGTCAAAGTTGATATGTACGGGTCAGGTAAAGGTGTTAATGATGTTACAGAGGTGACCGGATGGGTATTTTATAACCCAATCACAACAAAAATTTATGAATTTCCAACGTTCATTCAACACAAAGAATATACTGGTGATAATTCTTTCGTGGTAAATAGTAAAGACGGTTCGGAATTTAGTGTTTCTCCAATTATGAACTATTCAGTTCAAAGGGAAAAAGTTCCGGCAATATTTGCTAAATATAGAAGAAGTTTAGGTGAAATTGAGGAAGGATTCTTAAAAACTGCCGTATATGACGCATTCCGTTTGGCAACTAATAAATATACCGCCGATGGTTTGATTGGTAATAGAGAAGTGTTTGAGATTGAGGTTAGAAAATTGTTAGAGTCACAATTACTTAAAGAAGGATTTGTAATCAACCAATTTACATCTAATTTAGTATATCCGGATTCATTCAAGAAAGCAATCAATGCTAAGAATAATGCTCAAGTGTAGGGCACGTTGTGAAGAAATTTACAAATGAAAATCCTTTAATTGCTGGAACCTCCGAATAATTTTGTATTCATTCTCAAAAAAAACAAATATTAAGATATTTATTTATAAAGAATAAATATAACATTATGGAAAATCAGCAGCCAAGTTTTAAGAAGAGAAAATCTTGTATTAACGCAAGAAAATATCATATTGTCAAAGGACAACAATATGGACCATATATTACTTTGGAAGAAGTTATTAAAGTTAATAAAAAAAGTATTGAAAGGTTATGGAAATCAAGACATATTATTACAGGTAAGATTGTAACTTCAAGACCCTCATATTTAATTATTGTTGATAACAAATACAAAGAAAAATTAAAATCCAATAATTATCAAAACGGATTGAAAGGTTATTTGTATATCCAAACTAAAACAAATTCTAAAAATAGAAATCATGATTTTGAATTAACTATCGACGAATTTGTTAATATAATAAGTAAAAATTGTTTTTATTGTGGTGATTCTCCAAAAAAAGTCACAAATAAAATGTTAATAACTAGAGGTCACATAAATGAACCACCAATTAGTTATAACGGAATCGATAGAGTAGATTCTAATTTTGGTTACACTATTGATAATGTGGTACCTTGTTGTTCTCAATGTAATTACATGAAACACACATCCACAATTAGTGATTTTTATAAACAAATTGAGAAAATTTATAATTTTTCTCTTCTTAAAAAAGGTTCAACGACTATTGCGAAAGCAAGTACATCACAAGTGTATGGTGATGGAAATGGGGAACCCTTAACAGGTAATGCTGAAGGTGAAGATATAGTCTCATCTGTATAGTAATATACAGCAGTTCATGGAAACGTCATCCTGAGAACGTATAAAAGTGTTACGACTTTTATAGAAGAAAATGGTACAAGCGGCATTAATGGCGGAAAACAAAGTAAAACAGGCTGAAGCTGAAGCAAAAATTAAAGTGGCAACTGCTAATGGTAATGCAGAGGCGTTATTGGCAAACGCAAGAGCTGAGGCTGAATCTAACAGATTGAGACAACAAACATTAACACCTATGTTACTTCAACAACAATGGATTGAGAAATGGAAAGGGAATGTTCCAACAACTCAGTTAGGTGGTAATACTCAAGTATTATACGGTTTGAAATAATAAATTAAAAAAAATGTAAAAATCCTCATTTATTGAGGATTTTTTTTTTATATTTGCATCATGAAAATGTTTAGTTATTATAAAAGTAAGAATTTATGGTGGTTCCGGATTTACGGACGAGGATTATTTGGGATTCCAACTAAAAGTGATTGGGTTCCATTTTCAATTAGATATAAACATCGTAAAACGATTAAACTTTTTGGTCATTACATAGGAATTTTAAAGAAAGAAAAATGAAAGTAGATATTAACATAATTAACGAACTAATTGTTAAAATCATTTTATTGGTTTTTTTTATCTAAAGTTCTAATAATTCTTTTATTTTTGGTTTAGATTTTGTACCAAAATGGTGAATTAAAGACTTCTCTATTAATTTTTGACCACAATTAAAAAAATCGTACATTTTAACGTATGACATATTATTATTAATCGCGATTATTAAATCCTCTTTTGGTATTGGTTCTTTCCAAGTTTTACTTAATTCACCGATTCTTTTACCCTTTTGAGATTCCGAATTTTTTAATTTACTGTCATTAGATTGTTTTTTTCCGTACATTGGATGGTTTTTTTTATCTGATAGTCTGAGTTTAGCTTTATCGCCAATTTTACGCTTGGTTTCTAAACTTAAACTAACCCCTTTCCTTGGGTGATGGTCTTTCATTCGTTTTTTAATGTTCTCAACAATAATCTCTCTGTTTGGGTGGTTAGTTATATTGTCCGTTGAATCCCCTCCCTTAGACACATTATACCCATTTTGGGTAGTTAATGACATATATTCTTTAATATAGTCCATTTCTTTTTGATTAAGGTCCCTATTACTTATATTATTGTTTTTTTCTAAAATAATAAAATTAACAGTGTGAACACCATATTTCCTTATTGCATTGTTAATTGGTCTTTTTCCTCGAATAAACTCTTTAACGGTGTATCTTCTAACTAGACTATCAAAATCTTTAACCCATCTCCCAACATAGTTTTTACCGTTTGGTAATTTTATTAAATAAATCATACCTTCTTTATGTATCTTTTCCATAACAATAAATATTAGTTAAAGGTGAGGAATATGATAAAAATATTTTTTTACTCAAATATTTTTTATATATTTGTTCTATAATAACAATTTACACATGGAAATACAGAATTACATAACTATACAAATTCTTAATGAATATGAAAATAATGGTCTATTAACCAAAAATAAACACCCACAGTTTGATTTATACATTTGGAATTATACACGAAAGGTACAATATGAAAATTTGTGGGATGTGGTGACATTACATTGTCGAGGGTTAGTAACCGATAATGATGGGAACATAATAGCATTAAGTTTCAAAAAATTCTTCAACATAGAGGAAGGAAGATACGTACCAACCGAAAACTTTGAGGTTTATGAAAAAATGGATGGAAGCTTATTGTTGGTTTTTTGGTATCAAGGTCAATGGATTGTTACTAGTAAAGGTTCATTCACATCAGTTCAAGCAATTAAAGGTTGTGAATTACTTAAAAAGTATAATACTGACATTATGTTTAGACATTTAACTTTTTGTTTTGAACTAATTACGAAAGAAAATAGAATAGTTGTGGATTATGGTGATTACGAAGGTTTAGTCCTATTAGGAACTTTTGATATTACAGGAAAAGAACATAACATAGAAATGTGGAGAGAATACGGGTTTGACGTGGTTAAAAAATACGATGGTATTAAGGACTTTAAAGAACTTAAATCTACAATTAAAGACAATCAAGAAGGGTTTGTAATTAAATTCTCAAATGGTAGTATGTGTAAAATAAAAGGGGAAGAATATGTTCGTCTTCATAGAATTTTGACCGGATTTTCAAATATCAGCATTTGGGAGATATTAAAGGATGGGAAAGATATGAATGAGTTTTTGGAAAGAGTTCCAGATGAATTTGATAAATGGGTTAAATCCGTTGCAATGGATTTAAGATATACTCATTATAGTATCTCTGAAAGAGCGGGAAAGATGTTTGATTATTTTATGTATGGAAAGTACAACGATGAAGAACCAGTGACCGACCGAAAAGTATTTGCTGAATGGGTGTTGAAACAAGATAAATATCTTCAACCGATTTTATTTAAAATGTTTGATAAAAAAGAATATTCTTCATATATTTGGAATCTAATAAGACCTACTTATTCCAAACCATTTTGGCAAAAAGAAATTGAATCATGAAAAAATTTGAAAAAATATACGAGGAAAATATCCAACATAATTCTTTTTTAGATAAAGATTCCGTCATGAAATCCATGATGGAATCTTATAATTTGGGTAAGTTGGAGTTAATGGAATGGTTATCAAAAAATGATTACCTCACAGACACAAAAGAACAGCTTTTAATAGAATATAACCAACATTTAAAAACAATCGAAAATGACAAACGAAGAATACATTGAGGAACTTTTAATTGAATCTGAATTTTTTGGAATTAGAACTAAAGTTTTGGAATTATCTGAAAAAATAATAAAAGAAAATCCAACAATGGATAGATGTTTATCGATTGAAACGGCATTTGATTATATGAAAACCAAAATACAAGAGAATAACTATGATGGGAGAAGAAAATAAATATGATGTATTCAATTGGATTAAGAAGGTCATAGATTCTTGCGAAACAAGAGAACATTTTAATTATGTGAAAAATTTGAATAATATTTTTCTCAATAGGTTTGATGACTATCCATTAACCAAAAAACTATTTCAATATCGAACTCAAGTAAAAAAAGACAGAAAAAAAGATGGATAGAGAAATTTACGAATACATAAAGAACGGAATTACAATTAATGGTAATCCAACGGAAGGTTATACTGTTTTTACAATACCTACCCAACATTTCAAAATTGATTCTTTACATCAATTAACTCCGGAAACTTTTGAAAAAGAAATCCAAAAACAAAAGGACCACGATGAACTCACCTCTGAAATATTCAAAGAAGTTCAAAAAGAAATTGACCAAGACATTATAAATCAATTACGAGGTGGTGAACCTAACCCGGATATTGTTCCGATGGATACGATTGATAGGTTGTATAAGAATTTTTTAATGAACCCTGATTATAAGGCAGAATCTGTTGCCGATTTAATGGGTTCACAGGCAGGTCAATTAGTGAAATGTTCAAACAAGTTTGAGTTTATTGATAAGTTATTATTTGACGATGACTTCTACCAAAAGTGGGGTGAGAATTGTTGTGAGGAATTAACTTATATTGAAAGATATGGGTTATGGTTCACTATTAACTATGAAACTGGTTTTGAATATACACCAACTAATGAACCTGATTGGGATAATGATTATTATGAACCAACACCAAAAAGAAAATTAAAATAAAATGGAATTAAGTGTAATGGAAAGGTATGTTGCATTCATTTGTAGTGAACTACCAAAAACGAGAAGAGTATTACTAACACCACCACCTCCGATGGAAAACGGAGAGTATGGGTATAAAAGAATGAGTAAAGTGGGACCTCACGTTTATATGCCTGTGGAAATTGAGATTGTTGAAACATATACTCGTTCTGCTAAGTTGTGTGTCAAATTTGAGGATTATCAAATGAACGATATATTCTATATGTCCCGTCATAAAGGACCGGATAAACTATTGGAGGAAATTGATAAGAAGATTGATAAGATTGTTAATAGAACCTTGATTGATGATGGAAGACAGGAGTGGGTTAGAGAACAATATAAAATCAAGAGTGAGAAGTTTCCTTTGTTTAAGATAGAACCGGGAGTTGAGGTTGATGTTTATGGTGATTTGTATAAGAGGTATCTTGTACATACTATTGAAGGTGTAAAAAATGGTTTTGATAAAATAAAAGGTTATTTAGATAATTGTTTAGTTGAGTTTGATGGTTCATATGAACACTTCTCTAACCCATCATTCCAATATGGGTATAGACCTCATACACAAGAAGAATTTATTGAGAAGTTAAATACCGACGAGGAGTTTAACAAAAAGTGGGGTGGTATGAGAAAAAATATTGTTGAGTAATGTATATTATAGTTTGGAGAAATAGTCACCGGGAGCCATTTATTGATGTGGATTTTCGTCAATTTATGGAATCGTATTATAGTTACGAGGAGGCTAAGGCGGCTGCCGAAGAAATTGTTAAAAACGAAAATGAGGGTGACCCAAGTCCTTGGTATTTTGATTATAAAATTTATGAAGAATCAAATGGATAAAGAAAAATTTATTGAAAAAGTAATTGAAAATGTTAAACACCTAACAGGAAAAATTGTTGAATTTAAACCTATGGAATTTAACGTTGGTTTGTTTATAATAATTGATGGTGTTTCTAAGGGTTTAACTAATTCAGTTTTACGTGATTATAATAATACTATCGATTATTATGAAATAGATATTATCACGGATTTTAGTAATATGATTATTAAAGAATTTAATTTGAAATCAAATGACTAAATTAGACAAACTTTGTATTAAGTGGTTGAATGAAAATTACAACCATATGGAACCATTCATTATGAAAGAATACCCTGATTATATTTTTCATATGAAAGATGGGAGATGTATATTACAACATAATAAAAAAAGTGGGTATGTTTATGTGAATTATAGAGAAATTTGGAAGTTTTTTGAAGACTATTTTAGTATGGATAACCAACAAATTAAGGACATCACAAAGATATGGGTGGAGGAACACTACAAAATGGGGGTGACAACAACGTCTAACTTCGTTATCCGAATGGGAAAAAGGGTGGAGGAACACTACAAAATGGGTATAACAACGACTGGTAATTTTTATGATGGTATTGTCCATAAGGTGGAAGAAATATATAAAACAAATATTACCACAACTAAAGACCAAAATGAGTTTTATTTCAACAGAGATGTTGAAGAATTATATAACCAACACACCAATGGATAAAAAATTAGAAAGTAATTGGAAATCTTATTCTAAAACCTTATCTTTGTCCAAAGAAATTTATTTGGATGTTTTTGGTGAGCCAAAGACCCACGCAGAATGGGCAGATAGTTTCAATAAAATAGGAAGAATAAACAGGTTAATAATAAAACACACAAATGGCGAAATACGAGAATAAAAGTAGAAAACCCCACTTAGGGTTATTAAATTTTGAAGGTGATACATTCAGAGCATACAAACTTGGTGTCTCTGATTACGTAATCGTGGATGATACCCACGAGATAATTGAGATGACCAACACAAAAGGTATCATCTACATTATGAATGGTGGAAAACCTCTAACAACAAGTTACGGAAGAACATACACCATTCCAAATGAACACGAGAATGCAAGACCATCTGATGAACAATTAAGAAGTTTCTTGGGATTGTCTTCTTTGGAACAAGAAGAAGATGATTTGGAACTTTGGGAGTCCGTTCAATATAGAATGGATGAAGAAGGGTTTGACTATTGTTTTGAAAGTTATAGTCATTGGGATGAAATCAAAGATGAAGAATTTCACCGGTTGAGAAAAGAGTTTTTAAGAACGATGGAAGAACTTAGAAACTATATTGAAAAAAAAGTTGAAGATGGAAGACAAAAAGAGTGGGATGGAGAATAAAGAAGAAAACCTTGGGTTTCACTTCGTATATGTGACAGAATCGGATATTGAAAATGAAACAAAAAATCTTGTTAGTGAGATTACCGAAGATAAAGTTAGTGAATATGTCTTTAATGGTGAATCATTATATGAAACAGGCGGTTATGGTCACGAATTTCTAAACGGATTCTATAATGATTACATAACAAAAAGTGGTGTAAGAGCTACTAGATATCATTCAGGTAAATGGTCTATTGGTAATGATGGTTATCATTATAAAAATGGGAAATTTGTTATAA